GACTCCTCGGAACATATCCATCAGGCTCCCATTGTTTGCCTCGGCTCGATCCTTCATCAACTTGAGAGCTTCAGCAACCTTCCCTCCTCGAGCGATAAATTCAGGAAATGTCCCGACTCCTAGTTCTTTGAAGTTCTTATTTGCTTTCATCCCTTCCTTGCCTAGCTCGGCAAGCATGGCTCGAAGGGCAGTCCCTGCCTCTGCGGTTTTCCCAGATCCCATCTGTTTCGTGAGCGTGATCATCATTGCCCCGATCTCATCCAGGGAGACTCCCAGGGCAGAAGCGATCGGAGTGACTTTTCCGATATTGGATCCAAGCTCGGTAAAGTTCGTGACCCCATTTTTCACGACAGAGAAAAGAGTGTCCGAGACCTTACCTGCTTCGGTCATCTCCATTCCATATCCGTTGATGATTGTCGTTAGGGCTCCGACTGAAGTCTCCAAGGTCGCGACCCCTGCGATCGATGCCTTCGATGCGTCCCGGAGAAAGTCGATTGCGTTGCCCTGGGGAACCCCTGCGGAAATTGCCTGGTAAAGACCATTGACTGCATCTGTCAAATCAAGACCCATCTCTGTTGCCAGGGATCGGACTCCGCTCTCGAGTTTTCCGAAAGCGTCCTTCCCTGCGTCTGGGATCAAGGTGAAGACCTCGGTGATCTTCTTCTCGAAACCTGCGAAATCGACTGCCCCTTTTGTTGCAAACCCGGCAATCGCAGTCCCGGCAATCTTCATTGCCGACTTGATCGCAGTCCCGAATTTTGTGGCAAAGGAAGTCCCCTCCTTTTCGACTTTGGTCAATGACTGGGAAAAGTCTTTGCTCGAGAGTCCGAGCTTGGCGATTATGGACATTCCTGCCATCTAGTTTCTTTCCGCTTTCTGTTGGTTTACGATGTCCATAAATTCTTTCCTGAGTCGATCTGCCTCGGATGCAAATGTGATCGGTCTCTCGGACTTCCGGTTCTGGATCCGTTGGAGGTAAAGGAAAAGACGATCGACCGGAGTCGTCAGAATCTTTTCATCCGTCCATCCATATTCTGAAGCAAATAAATCGACCAGGCTCGAGATCCAATCGGTCATGGATGAGGAGGTGGATCCTTTCGATTTTGATTTCGGAGCGAACCGGAAAGCATACTCGAAAATCTCCCGGATCACTTCATCCACTCCATCGAGATCGTCCTGAATATGATCCAGGAGAAACTCGGTTGCTCGAGCCGGATCCGGATCAAAGTCCGGATTCATGACCCAGAGGAATCGAAGGGTGGGAACCTTTTGATCTGGATCGTCCCAGAACTCCGGGAGAGTTAGGATGCAGTATCTCTCGAGCGTAAGTGGAACGATCGGAAAGTCTCCGATCCTGGCAATCGGTTGAGGGCAAAAAGCAGAGAGACGACCTTCCGCCTCTCTTGCGTTTGCCTCTTCTATCCTGCGAGAATAATCACTCCAGAGGCGAGTGATGAAGTCGTCCCCTGGTTCCACATTATGGATTTATTTTTTGGTAAAATGTTACGGAAACCTTGACATAGTCTCCCTGGGATTGAGCCTCAGAGGAGTCGGTGATCATGTAAGTTCCATCTGTCCGGGTTCCGGTCATTGTGAACTCGGTTCCGACCAGGTTCGGGTTTGCGTCCTCGGTTGAAAGCTGAAGAGTTGCAGACCCTTCGATCCGTCCGGGAACGATGGTCGATGCTAAAGGCTCCCCATTGGAGTCGTTTAAATCCGCTCTTGTGGCGGTATAATTGAAAGTCATATTCTCGGCTACATAAGTAACCCCACCGATTGTGATCGGGGATGACTCGATTCCGAATGCTTGCTGTCCGTCTTTGATGATTGCCATTTTTTTATCCTCCTGGAGTTTGAAAAAAGTCTGATTTCTAAAGACGCTCGGATCGTCAACTTATGGGAAACGCATCCGACCGGATCACGAATTTGAGATCATAATTGAGGATCGTCCTCTGAAATTCTCCATCGATTTCCCTGGTTGTGTTAGATGGGCGGAGATATTTCAGAGCATAAAAAGGAAGGTTCTGATCGTTCCAATTTGATGAGGTTCTGAGGAGTTCCTTCCGGGCAGATCCAACGATTGCCAGGTGTAGATCCCGGGATTGCTCCAGGGCAAAGTCCGTCACGACTGCGACCTCGAAAGATGCGTCGTGCTTGAGGTATTCTGCCCCGAGTTCCGGATCCGATTCGATTGGTGCATCGTTCGGAAGTTCGGCTCCGTTGTGAGTGAATAGAACCTCAAGCCTGGGGGTGATTAGGTATTCGCTCCCGGTTGCCGGGAAAGCAGGGATCCCGATCGCATCTGAAAGAAAATCGACGGATGCGTCCTCGAAGTGTTTCTCGAAACTGAAAAGATCCTGGAGGGATTTCGCTCTCATTGTTTTGCGTACTTACTGACGACCCGGAGTCTGAGAACGGATCCAAAGTCTTCCCCTTCAGTTTCCATGACCTTGAAGAAATTTCCCTGGTTGTCCCCCAGGAGGGATCCTTTCCCTGGTTGCTCTGCCTGGTGGTCTCGGTTGATTACGATCTCAGAATCGACGGATGCTTCCTTGCCATAGATCTCGACATCATAAGCCTCCTCCACGCTCCGGAGGGCTCCCTGGTAAATGACCCCTTTGATTCGATCAGGGGAGATCCCGGTGAAGGATCGACCGGTCTCTGAAATCAGGAAGTCCAGGTCGTGTGAAAAAAAGTCTTGGTTCAATGTCCCCATCTAAAAAAAGGAAGGGCAGTCAATCGACTGCCCCTCCTCGAGTGTAGAACCAACGAAGTAAACTATTTTTTTGCCGGAGCCTTTGCCGGAGCCGGAGCCCCAGACTTTCGGATCAGTCGTCCTCCGGTATCGAAGAAGCAAACCTTCTCGAACCCTTCGAACTTATTCTTGCGGAATTCTTTGATCATATCGCTCGCATTTCCGGCACCGAGGGAAGTGAACTTCCCCCCTTTAGATCCGACTATTGTTCCGATTCTCACGATTAAGCGGATTTCAAGCGGATGATTCCTTCACCACGACCAGACTTGAATCCATAAACACATTCAAGGACTGCGGTTTGAACCCCTGCTTTAGGATCGTAAAATTCACGATAACCCATGACCATTCCGGTCTCGGGATCCGAAACTCTTCGGGCGGAGATGTACTCCTGGGAATTGCTTGGCTCGAGGTATCTCATCGCAACGGCAAGACCGGCAGGGTGGGCAACGAATCCCTCGAGGTTCTCGGCATTGCCGGGAATCGAGTTAGTTTCGTAAATGGAAGGAATTCCGAAAAGACTTGGAACCTTACCTCCCTTGATTGCGTCCGCAGATCCATAAGCTAGAGCAGACGCGACGGCAGAGTCCTGAATCAAGTTTGCATAGTGTCCGGCATTAAGTACCAGGGCAAGATTCTCGACCGGGAGATTGTTGTTGATCGCTTCCTTGCGGAGGCTTGCGACATCATCGACTCCGAAATTTGTTGCGGATGCGGTGACTGCGTCTGCATAATTTGCTCCTGTAATCTCGGAGCAGATGTCCTGGAAGACTGCCTTTGCAAGGTCTCCGCCTTTTTGATAACCGAAACGCTCGAGCTCAATTGAGCTACTCTCTGAGCGTTGTTTGTCGCTTATGTGCCAAGTCACGAACTTGTGCTTGTTGAGCTCGATCTGAGTCTCTCCGAAAGTTGTGTCCTGGGAAGAGTAACCGGTTGCAGGGCTAAAGTCCGTTGCGGACGAAGTGTTTGCCAGGTTTAAGATTGTGACCTTGTTTCCCCGGGAGGATGCCTCGTCGGAGAAAGAGGTACTGAAAGCGTTAATGGGAGCCAGGATCGAGGTGAATTGCTCGAGTGCTGACTGCGAGATGATGTTATTTTGTAAGTCGGTAGCGATTGAATTTGCCATGATTAAGACCTCCTGGATTGATTAAAGAGTTTGCGGATTTCTGATTTGTGGGATCGAAAAAGTTCAGTCGCCTCTGCCCCCTGGGCGGATGCGAATTTATCAGCGATAGAGATTTCCTCAACTTGATCTGACTCCTCATCGATGGGATCTTCACCCTCGATCATATCGGAGAGAGTCTCATTGATTTTTCTCTCTTCTGAAAGTTTGCCTTCGAGCTCGGAGATTCTTCCCTCGAGGTCTGCGATTTTTGCCTGGTAGTCGATTGCGTCGTCTTCCTGGTTGTTCTCAACTTGCTCGTCTTGAGCTTCCTCGAGAACTTCCTCGACGATCTCGTCCTCGACGATTTCTTCAAGTGCTTCTGGTTTATCCATTTTTTTTCCTTGGTGTGTTTGTGCTGAAAAGAGTCCTGCTCTGTTACTTGCAGGAGCGTCAACGAAGTCGGCAGATTTTATCGACCTAAATCGAACGGATGGGAATTCCCGGACTGCGTTGGAGTAGTCCTCTTCGGTCATTTCGTGAACCAGGATCTCGGATCCGTCCTCCCTTACATGAACGATCTCTGCCTCGAAAACAAGGGAGACTCCGAAGGTGTCCGGCATTTCCGATGCAATGTCGAAGAGTCGATTGAATCGATCGGATTCATCCTTCTGGAATGATCCAAGAGCTTTAAAGTTTTTCGCCTTCAGTTTTTCTCCGTCCACATAAAACTCCGAAAAGTATCCGACCTCCTTCAGAATCCGGTCTTCCTCGAGGGCTCCTTTGTGGGTTATGTATGCCGGGAGATTTGAGCCCAGGACTTCGACTGCGGTCTCGAGAGATTTCTCATCGATCCAGAGTTCATGTCCTCGAGCTTCCCCGACTTCGATCAAAGAGATGTCGGAGATCGTCCCGGCTCCTTGATCCACCTGGTGTCCTGGGGAACTACGGAATCCAACCCGGAGCCTGGATAGATTCTCTCCTTGTTCCTGCTCGGTTTTATACCGGGCTTGAATGGAGCAAATATTTAAACGATCATTAAGATCCGAGAACTCATCTTTCATTAGGGCATCATTCATGCACCTGGTGACGAAGTCCTGATCGGTCTCTTCAGCTAGTGGAATTGGAATGGGCATCTTTTATCCTCTCTCTAAAATTTTAAGGAATCTTTCTCTTTCCCCAGGAAAAGCCGGAACCGGTATGATTCTCGATTCAGGGTTTCGGTTGAGAAGGATCCGGAGAATTCTTTTTAATTTTGGAATCATCTTTGGTCTCCTTTTTTGGTTGGTTCTCTGGTCGGTTTACAAACCGGATCTCCTCTGACCTCATCTTCTTGAGGAGTGCAGGGCTCCGGGTATCCAAGTAGTTTTTGACGATTTCTCTCATGTTAATCTTGCGTTGCGTCAACTCCGTCATCCCTACCCATAAGCTCGACAAGGTTTGCTTGTGCGGTTGTCGGGAATGGATTAAAGAGCATTTGCCAATCATCGATCCCGTATGATTCTGCGATCCGTTTTGCTTCCTGGATGTTCTTCGCTTTTCTCTCCAGGGAGGTCGTTGCGTCGTGTCCGAAGGTTGCAGAAATGTCGTCCAGGGAGATTGCTCCAAGTCCGAGATAAGTTGCGTCCGATTGTACTTGTGCCTGGCGATTTACCCACCGAAAACCTGGGGGTTGCCATCGAACATTCATCGCATCAAATTGCTCCCGGTCAAAGTCGATTTCCCTTTTTGCGATCCAGGATCGAACCTTCCATCTCCAGACCTTGTCCAGGACTTTGATGATCTCCCTTTGCTCTGATTCGATCGTTGCCTGGTAAAGGAGAATCATTCCCTGAGAAGCAGAGAAGGAGGTCTCTCCGATTGTTTGAAGTAAGAACTCCACCGGGATCCCCAGGGCGGATCCAATCTTCCGGAGTCGGTAAGTCACATATTCAATCGCAGAAACATTCGGACGACCATTCCCGGAGATGACTGAGACATCCTCATTCGGTTCCAGGTATTGAAAGCGACCAGGCTCAAAAGAGTCGAGTCGGTCTTCTTCCGCTTCCCTTTCGGAGAGCTCAAAGTCCATTGCCCCTTCCCTCTTGATGACTGCGGAAAGAGTCGCAGAAATTTTTGCTGAGATCATCTCGATCTCGTCGTATTCATCGAGATCCTGGAGGTCATCCGCTACCGGTGCAAGTTCCGGGATCCCTCGAGTTTGAGTCGGGCGGATCCGTTTGAAGTGATGAATGAAATTTTCTGCCTTGATCCTCCGGATGTCCTGAAGGGATTCATCATCCCGGGTTCCGATGTGGTAAGCGATTGCCCGGTTCTGCTTGTCGAGCTCGATTCCGTCGATAATTCTTTTTGCTCCAGGTTCTACCCTCTTTGGATTCTCCCGGTTGAAGAACCCCTGCCCCTCGAGTGTTCCAATCCGATCTCCTTCGACCATCTGAACTTTTCCTTCCTTCGTAAGGAGGAGCCCTCCATCTCCGAAGATCAAGGGCATTGAAGCGAGGGATCTCTGGAGGTCTCTCATGTTCATGGATCCGGAGACTTCAGGACTCCTGGAATAATTTGCCCAGAGGGTTTCGAGTTCTTTGTCCAGGTCATCCGATCCGGAGTTGACCTGGGGGAC